CGCAACTCCTTCGTCCTCGCCTACGACAACGTGTCGCACATCACCAACAAGATGTCCGACGCCCTTTGCGTCATCAGCACCGGCACCGGAGCCCAAGGCGGCCGTGCCCTCTACACCAATGCCGAGGAGTCCGCAGTCCGCGTTTGCCGGCCCGTTGCCATGAACGGCATCCCGGACGTCGTCGAACGCGGTGACCTTGTGGACCGTTCCATCCATGTTCACCTGCCCCGCATCGACCCCAAGTTCCGTCGGGATGACAGCGAGTTCTGGGATGCCTTCCACGCCAACCACTCTAAGCTGCTGGGCTCCCTTATGAACGCCGCGTTGATTGCTACGCAGAACTATGGTAATGTGGTGTTGGCCGAAAAGCCCCGCATGTCTGCCTTCGCCGTCTGGGCCGTTGCCGCCGAACACGCTTTCGGGTGGCCGGAGGGTCGCCTCATGGAGGTCTACAAGCGGAACCGCTCGGCTGCCGAGAGCCACATGCTTGAATTCCATGGCATGGCCTCTGCTATGTTGCGCATGATGGAGAAGCAGAAGGAGTTCTCTGGCACGTACTCGGACCTGATTGGTCAACTGGAAATGAACATCGGCCCCCGCGAGAAGCTGCCCCAAACTTCGCACAGCTTTGCTGCGGAACTCCGGCGCATCCGCCCTGCCCTCGAACGTCATGGCCTCCGCTTCTACAGTGCGGGTCGGTCTTCAGGGGTGGCGCAGAAGGGCCGCTCTCGCATTTCCATCGTTCGTGTCGACGAGGAGGAAACAGTCGCCGCATGAGCCGCAAGAAGTCTGACGAGCCCTACGTTCCCGTAGTCTCGACCAAACCCAAGCCGGACCACCTTGTGCGAAAGGAGAAGGCGGATCGTGCGCGCAAGCCCAACCGCCTCTCGCAAGGCATGCGGCAACGGCAGTACCGTCGCGAACTACGGGAACTCAACATCCACCAGCCCAAGCGAGCCGTCACCAAGCAGCACGTCGAGGCGATCCGCTCCATCAAGGACCAACTCCGCGAAACGTGGCACGCTCATTGGGACAAGGTGGAACGCTTCAAGAACCTGACCCCGAAGCAGGTTGAGTTCGCTCGCCAGTACGCCCTGAACGGCCGGACCAACAAGTGCGGTGCGGCCCGCCTCGCCGGCTACGACACCAACAACTACAACATCCTGCTTCGGATCGCCAACAAGAACTTGGCCCTTCCACACTTCCACGATCTGGTGACCGCATTCGAAATCGAGGAGAAAGCCCGCATGAAGATCAACATCGAAGACGTCGTCAAGTGGTTCAACGACATTGCCACGGCAGCCATGCAGACTGGCGACTTTACCAACGCCAACCGCGCCATGGAAAACCTTGCCAAATATCTGGGCATGTTCGTGGACAAGAAGGAAATCACCCACCGCACTGTCCACTCCAAGGAGGAACTGGACACGCGGATCGGGGAACTGACCGCCATCCTGCGTGAAGCCGAGCCGGACCTTGAGCGCAAACTCCTCATCAACTAGTCAGGACGCTCTACTCCAACTCAAAGCGGAGCTAGCAGAGGCCCTTCACCAGAAGGCCGTCATCGAGGCGCAAGACCGTTTCTACGTCTTCGTCAAACTGCTAGCCCCGCTCATGTTGGACGGTAACGACTACCGCGACGGGCGCCACATCGAGACCATTGCCGCCACCCTCGAAGACGTTGACGAGGGCTCAGTCGCCCGTCTAATGCTGGCCCTGCCGCCGGGCTCCATGAAGTCCGTCCTCCTCATGTTGTTCGCCGCGTGGTCCTTCGGCCGCAATCCGACGTGGCGCATCATGTGGATTTCGCACACCACCGACAAGGCGGTCGAGTGTTCGAGCCGCATCCGCGACCTCGTCCGCTCCCCCGAGTACCTCGAAATCTTTCCGGGCGTCCAGATCCGCGACGACATGTCCGGCGTCACTGGCTGGAAGCTGACCTCCGGCGGTTCCTTCCTCCCAGCAGGTGCGGGCAAGTCCATCGCCGGTTACCGCTTCAACTTGGGTATCCTCGACGACCCCCTCTCGGAACAGACCGCCAAGTCCGACACCGAGCGCGAACGCGTCAACAACTGGTATGGTCCAGGCTTCCGCTCCCGTAAGCTGCCCGACTCCCGGATTATCTTGGTGAACACCCGCTGGCATGTCCGTGACCTTTCGGGCTTCCTGCTCGACAAGGCTGCCCGTAACGCCAAGGTCGACCAGTGGGAAGTCATATCCATTCCGGCCATCCTCGACAAGCCAGCAGCCGACTACCTGATGCTGCCCGAGGGCACATCCTACTGGCCCGAATACATCACCATGGAGGACCTGACCGCCACCCGGGAGAGCCTTGCCCGCTCTGACTGGGGCGCCCTCTACATGCAGACCCCGGTCGGGGACGACGGCAACGTCTTCACGAAGGACGACTTCCAAGACTGGGACGAAGACGACCCGCCCGAGTGCGACGAGATCATCCAGACCCTCGACACGGCCTTCTCCACTAAGGCCACGGCCGACTACTCCGTGATCCAGACTTGGGGCATCTTCCACCTCACCTACACGGACGACCAGGGCTACGAGTATCAGGAGCCCAACGCCATCCTCCTGAACCAAGTCCGGGGCCGGTGGACATTCCCCCAACTCCGCACCATTGCCAAAGAGCAACATGACCTCTTCAGGCCGGACAAGATGGTAATCGAGAACAAGGCTTCCGGCCAGTCCCTCATTCAGGACTTGAAGCTTAACAAGCTGCCGGTATTGCCTTTCCAGCCTGATCGTGATAAGCTAGCCCGCGCTCATGCAGTTACAGGCATTATCGAGCGGCAGCGCGTTTGGATACCTCTCAAGAAGAAGTACGCCGCCGAACTGCTGCAAGAGGCTTTGGAATTCCCCAAGGGCGCCCATGACGACTCGGTCGACGCCATGGTCATGGCGCTCCTCTACTTGCGTCGTCGATATGAACTGACCCAAGAGACCGTCAGCAAGCCCGACCGGGTAAGCCGGCGCAAGCCCTTCCGTAGCTACTGGAGCCAAGTGACCAATGTCCGATAACCCGACGCCCGCCGACGACAACCCCGAACTCGAATTCGAGTTCTCGGAGGAAACCCTGCTTGTCATTCCAGACGAGGAAGTGATCGAGGTCGACATGTCCTTCGGGGCCAACCTTGTCCCCATGCTGGACCAAGCCATCGTCGATGACATCGGCTCCGCTCGTCAGGACGTCCATACTTCCTTCAAGAACTCCCGTCAACAGTGGGAAGAGAAGATCAAGAAGGGTATCCAGTGGCTTGGTCTGAACACCGAGGGCGAGGGCAACACTGAGGTCGACGGCGCCTGCACCGCAGTCCACCCACTCCTGATCGAGAACGTGGTCAAGTTCCAAGCCAAGGCCATCCAAGAACTCTGGCCGGCGCGCGGCCCTGTCCGCACCCGCATCCTTGGTTACACCGACCCGACCCGCGAACAGGCTGCTGCCCGCGTCAAGTCCTACATGAACCACCAACTCGTGGATCAAGTGGCCGGCTTCTACTCCGATCTGGAGCGCAACCTGTTCCGCGTCGGCTTCATGGGCGTCGGCATCCGCAAGGCTGGCTGGAACGCCACCACTGGCACGCCTGACCCGGCCGTCGTTTACGCCGAAAACTTTTATATCGACCCGGCCGCAACCCACCTCAAGGATGCCGAAGAGTACATCGAGGTGATGGAACTCTCGCCCCGCAAGATGAAGAACCTTGTGGACAGCGGGATCTTCATCAAGCCAGACGAGAACGACTCCGAAGAAACCCTTGAGCCCAACGAGATCACCGAGGCCATCGCCCGTGCCCAAGGCTTCGACCTGTCCCTTGAGCGCAAGGGCTTCACGGTCGGCGAGGCTCACTGCTACCTTGACCTTGAAGGTGCTGATCCCTTCCTGCCCGGGGGCGGCTCCGCTCCCTACATCGTCCACTTCAACACCAAGACGGGCAACGTCTACTCCATCAAGCGCAACTGGCGTGAAGGCGATGCCGCCCTTCAGAAGCGCATCTGGTACACGGTCGACCACTGCATCCCGGCCTTCGGCTTCTGGTCCCTTGGTTACGTCCACCTGATCGGCGACCTCGCCGCTTCCGCTACCGTGGCCCTGCGCTCGCTGGTCGATGCAGGCCAGTTCGCTAACTGGCAGGCAGGCTTCAAGTCGCAGGACGCCAAGTTCTCCGACTCTGACACCCCGCTGGGCTTCGGCGAATGGCGCGACGTGAACTTGTCGCCCGAGGAACTGTCGAAGGCGTTCGTGCCGCTGCCGGCCAAGGAACCTTCGCAGACTCTGTTCACGCTGCTCAAGTTCATGGTGGACAGCGGTCAGAAGTTTGCCGATGCTGCCGATGAGGTGGTGGCCGGCGCCTCCAACTACGGTCCTGTCGCTACGACGCTGGCCCTCCTCGAAACCTCGCAGCGCTTCTACTCCTCGATCCACAAGCGCCTCCACCAGTCGCAGGGCGAGTTCCTCAAGCTGATCGGGGAACTGAACTTCGAGAACCTGCCGGACGTTGTCAACTTCGTCGTCAACTCCGAAAACCAGTTCGTTCGGCGCACGGACTTCGATCCGGCCATCGTCGATGTGCTGCCGGCCTCCGACCCCAACGCCATGACGGAGTCGCAGCGCGTCGCCCGCGCACAGGTCGAACTGGAAATGGCCGCCCGCTTCCCGCAACTCCACGACATGCGCGAGGCACTGCGCCGCTTCTACTATGCGATGGGCACTGAGAACATCGACAAGCTGTTGGTCGACCCGGCTGCCAATGCCATCAGTGCCGATCCGCTGACCGAAATCCAAGCTGCCATGAGCGGCAAGCCCATCAAGGCGCAACTGGGCCAGAACCACGCGGCTCACATTGCGGTGAAGGAAGCCTTCATCAAGTCGCCTCAGATGCAGGGCACCAACGATCCGACGGTCGCCGTTGGCCTCCAGCTTCTGAACGCCAACATCGCCGAACACAAGGTCCTGATCTTTGTGGCGCAGGCGGCGCTTCTGGCCCAGCAGATGGGCATGCCCATCGAGGACCCGAACGTGCAGGCTCAGATTGCCACTCAGATGCTGATGATGTCGGCGGCCTCTGGTATGGGCGGCGCAGGCCCCTCCGTCGAACAGCAGATGGTCGCCCTCAACCAGCAGGAGCTTCAGCTTTCGGCGGCCCGTATCCAGTCGCAGGATGTTCGCGAGGCAGCCAAGATCGCCCTCAAGAACCGCGAACTGGACCTGAAGGAAGCCTCCATGCTGCTCGACTCGGAGGACAAGAACAAGAAGAACCAGATCGCAGCTTCTGGGAAAATACTTGATAGTTCGGCCAAACTAGCGGATCTTCAAGCTGCGACCCTCGCTCAAAGGGCTAATCAAGGTACTGTATGAGACTACTCTCTGAGTACGTAGCAGAAGTTCAGAAGCGTGTCGACCGGGAGAAGGATGCCTTAGCCCGGGGTGCCGCCAAGTCCTACGACGAATATGCGAGGGCTTGCGGCACCATACACGGCTTGGGTCTTGCCGTGACTATCCTCAAAGACCTCTTCGAACAAACTCCTATAGAAGAAAGGGACTGATGATTACCGCTCGCGCGCCCATGGATGGGGCGATCACCAACGACCAGTGGGTCTCCCAGGACGAAATTCCTGATCCGAGCCCGCTGCCCAGGATTCCCGGCGTGGGGATTCTTGTCCGGCCCGTGCCAATTCGGCGCAAATCTGCTGGCGGAATCCTGCTTCCTGACACGTTCCGAGAAGACCGGGAATACCTCAACACGGTAGGCCGCGTTCTCGCCCTTGGCGAACTGGCATTCATCGACGAAGACATCTACCGGAATGGCCCGTGGGTCAAGCCCGGCGACTACATCGTCTACGCCAAGTTCGCCGGCCAGAAAATCTGGTGGAAGGGCGTGAAGCTCCTTCTGGTCAAGGCGTCCTCCATCGAACTCGTGGTCGAAAAGCCCGAGTACCTCGACGCCAATTTCAAGGAATAAACTCCCATGAGTGAAGGTGGTTACAAGGAACTTGACCTAGACAACCCGGGCAAGGCTTCCGGCGCCGATACCGCTTCTGACATCGAGATCGTTCACGAGGGCCTCGAAACGCCTGAGACCGAAATCGTAGAAGAGCCGGCACCGTCCGTCAAGGCCAAGACTCCCGAGCCTGAACCAGAAGACGAAGACGACGATGTCACGCCAGAAGCCCCCTCTGGTGAACGCTCTAAGAAGCTGACCCGGAGCCAGCGGCTCAAAGCCCAACGAGACGCTTATGCCCGACAATTGGCAGACGCGCAAGCCCAACTTGCCGAAGCCCAGACGCGGGCCAAGAAGTTCGAACAGGACGCCAACGACGGCGCCGCTATCGGCTTCGACCTGTACGCCAAGAGCATCGACGCTTCCATCCAAGCCCTGCGCCGCGACTTCGACGCAGCTTTCGATGCCGGTGACCGCGAGAAAATCTTCGAGGTCCAGCAGAAGATGGCGACCCTCGCTGCCGAGAAGCAGCAGATCGAACGGGACCGGCGCGCCATCCCTACGAAGCCGACTCAGCAATCTGGGTCGGACACCCCGCAGCAGACCGCGCCGACACAGCCTAGTCAGCCGGCCCGCAAGGCGCCTTCCCCCGGGGCTGTCGAGTGGTACGAGCGCAATAAGACGTGGTTCAACAAGGACCCCATCCTGACTGCCGGCGCCCGGATCATCGACCAGCAGATGGTTGCGGACGGCTACCAGCCTGACGACCCGGACTACTTCGAGGAACTGGACAAGCGCCTCAAGACCGAGTTCCCGGCCAAGCTGGGCGGCAAGCCGGCCCGCCAACCCGCCACTAACCCGACTATCCAGAACCGGTCGGCTCCCACCACTACCCCGGGCAAGATTCGGGTCACCATTAC